ACGTCCAGGGTTTGCGTTATCAACAGGGACAAGGGCAGAAGGAACAATATACTCACAGCCAGCAGAAACACCTAGGATGGAATAGTTATTGTAATTATTTCCATTTCGATCATAAGAACTTGCTATGTAGCCAGTACCTGAGCTATTGACAGTTGTTGTTGCCATAAACACTGGATCATTTTTCCAAATGTTTTGATTGTAACCAGAATTAATAAGATAAGGAGTTGTGCCACCATTCCAGGTAGCATTTGTAATTGTGCGTACAGCATTCAAGCCAGAAGACGCATTGGTTCCGTATGACATGTTTATCTCCGTGTCTAACAAAAAAATAAATAAATTGTTTTTATGGAAATAAACGCCACAGGAGCGCTTCTTGATTAATCTTCCTTACTTAACCAAGGAGTTAGTTTTAATCTGACTAACAACAGAAAATATACGAGGCCTTAGAGACCAAGAAATTTAAGAGAGTTACTAAAAACCCCCTTAAATCGAAATGTGTTATGTGTATTTGTAAAGATCTAACTATCAAAGACAATTTATTTTAACAAACACACAATCAATGTCAATAATATTACACTAAAAACATATGTATTTTTGAATTAAACGATAACTGTATGTCTTTCTTTCGGAGCCAATGAAGGACTTGGGGATTTAAACCCATCATCAAACAAGGTCATATTCTTCTTTAGCTCTTCATTCTTTTGATTTAGCTTGTTGTACATTTCCATTTCCTGCTCATGAATGGTTTTCAACCTCTTCATAGCAACTTGGCCTTTGTACTTAATAAGATTTGCATCGTGGTTTCTTCCTGCAATATTAAAGTACCGACGAGAAAGCTCTGGGTCCTCTGATCTGTCAATTGGCCACCAATATTTATTAACAGCTTCATCCAATCCACCATAAGGATCATTATTATTGCCTCTTCCTTCAATTGGAATGAAAGCGCAGATATAATCTGAGTTTTTCTCACGCAATGCTTTTGGTAAATTAAACATCGAATCATTTAATGAGAATATAGGGGCATGTCCATGACTTGCATGTGAATTTTGTGAGTGGAAATCAAGATGACGCTTGAAATGCATTCCATCTATTTTAAACTCTTGTGCGAGACTAATATTCTCTTCTTTTTTCTTTGGCTTGCTTTCATGTGAATTTTCAGATTCAAAGGCTGCTAATTTATCCGCAACATCTTCTGTTCTAATTTTCTTAGGTCTTCCTGCCATTTTTATTATCCTTCTTTCATGTCTATAAAAAGGTGATTTTGTATATATGTATTCATTGTCATGTCTATAAAATCGTTAATTAGGTATGGAAAATGATATTTTTCCTTCAGTCATATTATCCAGATCATATCCATTATCTCTAAAATACTTCTGTGATTCCGCTAGAATAGACATTGTTTGTTCTTCAGAAATTGGATGTCCTGGATTTCTTGGGTCTGGAATCTTCAAAGAACGAGCCATTTTAATTGTACGCTCATCTAAAGGAACCGCATTATGAGTTGTTTGCGGATAACGATTCATGTATTGATCTGCCATTGTGGACCCTCTTCTTTCAACACCATTGCTATAAACTGCTTGCTGTCTTTGCATCAAAGGTTGCCTTGGTTTCTGTTGCATCTGTTTTTGCTGCTTTGGAGGTTCTTGTTTAATGCCATATTGATTCGCTAATGCAGTTTCGATTGTTTTGTAATACCAATCGGTCCCAATCATTTCAGCGCTTTGGTTAAACTTTAATCTTTTGTTTAATTCTTCAGCGACTTCATTAGCTTCATCCAAAATTTCTTTTGAAAAATGAGGGTCATTTGGATTCGCCCAAGGATTCCTATTTAAGAAAGAAGCATAAGACGGCGCTATTTCAGGCTCGTCGTATTCCTCTTCATAAACAGGATCTGGGGTTATGGGATAAATATAGGTATCTTCTGAATCATTATAATTCGGTGCAGGCTGATTCTGATGCTGATACTGCTGCATCTCTAATGTTGTTTGATACTTTTTAGTATCCATCAAAGCTTGCTGAAGTTTAATCTCAGAATCAATATCACCCATTTCTTTGGCATTTCTTAATTCTTGGATCAATCTTCTTTCATCAGCAACAAGAGTATTATAATTCGCTGAGATCGCTGACTCTTGAGTTTCATTAATAATTTGATCTCTTTGCCTTAATAACTCTTCAGCCTGTTGCAAACGTAATTGTTGTTGATAAATAACATTATCTTTTTCCTGACTAGCATGAACAAGTTGACTGATTCTCTTCTTGAAAGGATTTTTATTAACTCTTTTATTTTGAGAAGCCTCTACTGAGTGCGTTTGTTCTTGATTTGGAATTTGTTCTTGATGTGATTCTTCAACAGAAGAAGGAGGGGCATTATCTGCCACCTCTTGTTCTATCGGAGTGTCGTGATCTGGAATAGAAAACGTTGATGTAAAGACATCATTATTGTTTTGATCTGGGTCCATTTATAAGGCTCCCTTCAGAAGTATTTTTGCATCTTCATCACTGTAAGATGAGTAAATACGTTCATCATTTATATAGAAACACAAAACACCATTATAAACTTTTTCTTCTCTCTCATACCGAGCATATTCAACCCATTCTCCAACCTCAACTTCTAAGGCTTTTAATGAAGGATGTGTCTTAAATGCAGTCGGACCAATCTTTAAAACCAAACCCATTGTCTGTAAGACATCATTTCTGGTTTGACTTTCAATCGGGATATACAATCCAGAAGTTAGTTTCTCTGGCGTTTTAGGGGCCCTTAGCAAAAGTCTGTATCCTTTTACGTCTGGGCTAACTCCTATTTCGTTTCTAATAAATTCATCTTTTTCTTCATCTGTTAATTTTTTTTTTGACATACTTTTTACGCTTCCGGATTGATTGTATGAATCGGTGCTGAAGCGGGGATGGTTCTATTATCGTTTCTGTCTTCATATTCCTTCAAAAGATTATCAAGTGATCTGGATAAAGCTTCTGCGAATTCATGATTGCCAACGTATTTATTAACTTGGTCAATTTCCTTACAAACTCCGCTAGCAAGCTTATGCTTAATATCATTCATTGAGTTTGTGAGAGCTATTTTTAAATGTTCGTTATAACCTAGACTCATCTTATTTATTCCTACTATTTAATTACTATTTAAATTTGTAGGTTTTTCTTTTTTGTTTTCTTTTTATATAGCTTACGCCATATCTTTTTTACTCATTTGTCCGTGACGAATTTTAGCAACGCCCCCAATGGCTTTCTTCTGAACTTTGCCGCCTTTATTAAAAAATGTATCTGTTTTGCCGCCAAGTTTTCCATCAAGCTCATCTCCCTGCAGCGTTCCTCCGCTAAGAATAGGGACGGCCTTATGCGCAATCGTTCGGCGAGCTTTCCCTGCAAAGTCACCAATATCATGTAACGCCCCATGACCACCTATATCAACAGCTCCAAGAGTACCAAGATGAACCATATTTTGACCAAAATTCTTTAAACCGCTAACAAAATCACCCCAACTGTGATGCTCCGCATCATCATTTGTTGTAGACATCTGCCCTCCAGACTTTGCACGAGCTGGTTTCTTTTCAAACTGTCTTTGTCCCGAATCAGCACGATGGGGACCTTTCGCAAATTGACTTTGATTAGAATCGCCATGACGAGGAGATTTCTCAAATTGATTTGATGCTTGTGGACGTCCTGGCGCTCTTTCATTTAAAGAACCCCCCCGACTAAAAACCTTTCCACCGTGACAATCTTTCTGACCTCTGTTGAGCATTGATGTATCGCCACCATCAGCAAGACCACCCGTCTTCAATCTAGCCGGAGTCCCTGAATGAGGCTCTGCATAGGATTTATCCGCATGAAGTCCTAGTTTTCCATTAACAGTATCTTTAAAACTATGTTGTCTTAGTCCGTTGGTGAAGCTAGACATAACATCGCCGCCACTACGCATACTATTTAACTTCTCTTTGTATCCTGGATTAGCGTCTTTATTATGTCCTAACATTGTATCCTCTTTTCTCAGGGTTTGATTTAATACGACTGTAAATTTCAATAATCATCTTATTATTATAACACAACTACTTTACATCTCTATATATTTTGTGGCTCTTGCTGTTCTGGCATCATGTTTTGGTGTTGTGTTTCAATTTCTCTAAACAATTGGTCTTTTTCTTTTATGGCTGTATCGAGCGCAACTTTCTTATCATTAATATGTGTCTCAGCCATACCTTGCTGTATTTTAAAATCAAGCTCTTTCTCTTTAAAGGAAACATCAGACAGCATCTTTTGATAGTCCAATTGTAATTTCTGTTCATCAAGAGCAAGTTTCTTATTATCAAAGTCAGCTTTCAACTTAATCTGCATTTCATTAACTTGAGTCTCATGAAGCATCGCTTGTGCTTGAATCATTGCAGGATCTGGTTGAGGTCCTTGTTGATTGGCCTGCATCTCAGCTAATTTCTGCTGAGCTATTTGAGCGGCATGCTGAGCGATTTGATTTGCTTCCTCTGGAGATATTTGAGAAGGATCTTGTGGAATAGGAGCGCCAATTGAAGTGAATAATTCAACAACTAACTTCTGTGCTTTATGTTCCTGTATATGCGCATTAGCAGCCGCGATAACTTCCGGAGGCTGTGTCTGATCAGCCGTAATAAGAGAATGCACTGTAATATGAGCATCATGATCTTGAGGGATTCCAGCAACAACAGGTTTATTAGTTAAAAGATTCTTGTTCTCAGAGATAGGATCTAACGGTATTGTCGGAGGCGCTTCTTGTGGCTCAGGTAAGACTTTCTTAATCTCATCTTCTGACATATCCATATTAAGGTAATAAATCTTATAAGCTTCTCTTAGATTATGAATCTCTGGATTTTGACGAGCGTTATTGAGAATCAATTCAGATCGAAGTAACCGATAAGATGAATTTTGTAAGTTAGGGTCTGTTGACGTAATGATTTGAATGCTGGATTGGAAATCTTTCTTTGCAATAGCATGAGAGCCACCAGGAACTAAAAACGGATACTCTTCATCATTTGGCAGCCATTCAATGAATCGTTCTTTAAACAACTCAAACAATTGCTGCATAGATTTATGATATCCCTGCACCACAAAGTTAGGGACTTTCTGATAGCTTTGTAAAATCGCAAGTGCAGGGGAACTGGCTGCATTCGGTAATCTCTCGGCAACATCTTGATTGATAATAGCTGATGGTTTTCTAATATTATCCTCAAGTTTATCCTGCATTGCTGCAAGAGCGGCACTTGGTTCACCATACAGTTTATTATTCGTTAGGATAGCCTTGTCGATGTCCATACCGCCTGTTTGTAGCTTTGTAAATTCACCGATAGCAGGCCTAATGTTATTATCTTCCAAACGTAAGGCTGCTTGATAGAATCCACCAGGGAAACTGGAATACATACCTGCGGTTAACATCATTCTTAAAATGACAGTCGCTGCATGTGCTTGTTGTCCTGCATAATGAATAAGACCATATCCTTCACCATCAAAAGAAGGCAATAATGAGAAGTTAACAAAGAACTTTCTCTTTTCTTTTAAAGGATCGTTTTCTTTCCAATTTCTTTCCCATCGTAATATTTGACCTGAATTTGCGTCCAGATGAACAATATAAGCAACTGGAAATGAAAAATCTGCGGCCCTATCGTCCATAGGGACTTTATAATCTACATGAGTTTCATAGATCTTATATTCATTAGAATTTTGCTTGCTTGTCGAGAAGCTAGAATCAAAACCACTAATCTGATCTAGACTTTCTTTAATAACATTCCCTTGATCCCCTGAAGAATCTGTTGGGATAATACTTAAATCTCTATATTCCTTTGTAAACTTACGAAGTTCGAACTCATCCTTTGTAATATAATGAACTTGTGTAATCCGAGAAGAGATAAGATGCGAGGATATATCTCTATTAACAATAAGATCTTGCGGTTTAATCATCCTAAATGTAGGACGCTTCAAAATAGCATCAATAAAGACTTTCCCAAAGATAGACCCAACGACACATGACCAAAAAACAGTCCTTCTTAATTCTTTCTCAAAACCCTCATCAATGTTCTCAATGTAATTATTATAGAACTGTTTCAAGCGATAAGCTCTATCTTCTAGTTCTTGAGAAGTCTCACCTAAGATAACTGTTGAAGCTGGACCGTTCGGAGGAAGAATGCTCGATATGATTGTAGCTGTGTAATCTAAAGTCGTTTCAAACAGCGCAGTAGAATGCACAGTAGGATCGCCTTGATAATCAACGCCACCACCTGCAGCACCGAAATCAGGTGTGATACCCATGATTTCAATAATGTTAGCAATGTATTGATTTGTTGTTTCTTGCGTCCTTGCATCATCCTCAATGTTTTTCTTAAGATGATGGCCGGCCTCTCTTAAAAAACTATCCGGCAGCCATTCCGCCATGTTTTCATGATGATTTTGATAGCTCTGAATAGCAGGCATTTCATTAGCGGGAGATTCACCAAATAGAGTGCTTCCGTCTGGAAAGTGTCGGATTCCATCGTGAGAAACAACCCCTTCCTCTATTTGATCATCTGAATTTCCTAAACCATCATCCATATAATCAAGAGGGAAGTTATTCATTTATGTCACCAATTCTTCTTCTTTTTGAAATTAAATTTCGGATCGTCAGTAGGATCATCAGGATGATAAATAAAACCAGATTGTTTTAGTCTAATAAATGCCTGCGACATAGAGTCTATTGTATCATTACTTTCACCCTTTGGAAACAAAAGACAATCTTTTATGAGTTGTCTGGAATAATCGTTCGGGTGTTGATGATGAGGTGCTAATGTTGGCAACCATAAAAGCCCCTTTTCGATAATATCTGTAATGCGTCTGGCTCTTGCTTCTTTAGCTGTCCCACTATAATTCAGACCTGCCTTTGCTGGATTGAATCCCATAAGAGGAATGCCAGTACTCATAAGTTCTGAGACAAGAGTATATCCACTTCCCTTAGATTCAATTAGAACTAAGTCACATTTCTTATCTTTTGGCTTAATAAAAGGATATTCATTATTATAATCATAGTTGCTGGACAGCTCGACGACCTTCTTACGAAGCTCAGGATATTCCAATTTTCCTTTAAATAATGAAAGAAGCATAACATTAGGGATATCTCGTTGATCTCTAAAGATACCCCATGTTGTGCACGCGCTATAACAAACTGTATCGGGACTCTTAGACGATGTAGCACCGACTAATGCTGTGTCCCAAGATTGAAGAATATACTCGAAGGTTGGAAACTCATCAACCTCATAGAAGTTAAACCACTCACGTTTAAATATTCCACCACCGGGAGGAGAAGGCAACTGCTGCAACTGTCCAGAGATTCTATAAGGATCTCCCCGAAAGTCTTTTTCTTTAATCTCTTGTAGTTCATTTACGTTAATCCAATCAGGGCATAACAATTCATTCTCTTTTGTTCTCTTATCTTGCCACACTTGATTATTCGACATACGAAGGGGAATTGTCCTACTCTTCATGCTCGGTATGTATTCCATAGGCAGAAACAAATGAACCCAAGACGGATCGTTCTTTGCAAGGATATGACCTGATAAATCTTTCTCGTGCGTTCTTTGTTGCATAACAAGACGTCTGAAGCTGCTGTAAGGAGCAACGAAACGAGAGGACATCACGAAGTCATGCCAGTCATTTGTACCTTCACGAACAACATCGCTTTCCGAATCACGGACCGAGTTTGGATCATCACAGTTGTGTACGAGAAACTTCATCGCAAAATAATTGTTGTTATCTTTGATCTTTAAGTTATATACTGATTGGTGTTGAAGCGTTTTCTTTCTGACAGATTTCACTTTTACATTCATTAAACTTATACAAGGATTTAAAAATGTACGAATATATACCTCCACGTCATTTACACAAAGTAGGAACAAAGATTAACAACATCACTATATTAGATTTCTTTATAGAATCTGGGCAATTAAAAATTCATTATCGATGCGATTGTGGAAATATTAGTAAATGCAAGTTTCATGTTCCCAGCAAAAGTTGTAAGGAATGCTATTATAAAAGAGCAGGTGAAGGGGGTAGAACTCATGGACTTACAAGATCTCCTGAATATATATGCTGGGACTCAATGAAACAACGCTGCTTTAATCCAAGATCTAAGCCATTTAAAAATTATGGAGGACGAGGAATAACCGTTTGTGAAAGATGGACAGGACGAGACGGGTTTATAAACTTTCTAAATGATATGGGGAAAAGACCTAGTCTAGAATATTCAATAGAGAGAATTAACAATAACGGGAACTATGAGCCTTCTAATTGCAAATGGGCGACTCAAAAAGAACAATTATCAAACAAGAGACAAGGAGATGGAATATATCGTATCCATAATAAAATTTGTACTATCTGTAAGATTTCGTTTAAAGGGTATTATAAAAATTTATATTGCTCAAGATCATGTCAATGCAAAGCATATCAAAAAAGGAAACGTCAAGCTAAACTCAAAACCTCGTCATTTTCTAGAACATCTTCAGCAGAGATATAACCCTTACCTTCTATATAGATGGGGTGATTAGGAGTGCACCTTAAAATAGTCCCGTCTTCTAGCTCTATTTCAATAAATTCGTCAGTCGTATTTTTATGAAACTCTTCAATCTCTTTGAATTCAGTTTGTTGAGTTTCATGATTAAACGATAAAACCTTACAATTAATGCCTTCTTCCACAATCCATCCAATTGGATATTCTCCCTGATCTGTCTCAACCATTGTTTCATAGGGAAAACAGATATCAAAATGACCACCTTCACCTGTGTTACCTCCAGACACAGAACTAGAGATACGGTATCCGCCTGTCGTGTTTTCAAAGCGAAGTTTGTTATTAACATCGCTCATTAATCTAAAGTCTTGCCCCCATAAAGATTGATACCAGGGACTTAAGATGAGACGACGTGCGTAAACGCTATCACGAACAGACAGTCCTTCTTTATAAGATGTGTAGAGGAATGAGAGATTAGGGCGCTTTGTCCAAACCCAAGGATTAAAGAAAACTGAACCAATGGTGCTCTTACCCACACGAAAAGGACAATTGATAATTAGACGTCTGATTTCTAAATTGCAGAGCGCCTCAAGATGTTGACAGATAACCTCAAGATGATAGCTCTTAATAAAGCTTCCGGTACCTCTCGTAGCTTCCCATGCTTTAATGGTGAAGTAATAGAAACTATTCTCACACAACCATTTCTCTTCAATCTGCTGATCATTAAGTTTGCTTTCACTAAACTGATAGAGATTGAGATTAAGTTTTTCTAATTCTTTTTCTAAATTACCACTGAGAAGCTTAGAGTTTTGTCTCATCTTTTTTAATAAACTCAAGATTCAATTCAGCTAACGCAAAGAGATCATCAAGATCTTTTTCTTCTATTTCTTCATGAACATTCTTAAAGACTTTAGCTCCAGCATGCTCGTAAGCTAATCGCAAAGCTTTCTCACGAAATTTATAATTTAGTTCCTTACAAGGTGTGTATTTTTTTTCTGACATATTATTTACCTTCATATTTCTCGTATATATTTTTCATCTGTTCTTGATATTTTGCATACTTTTTACGTACGGAAAAATTATAAATCCAAATAAGATAGGAGCAAATTCTAATTGGCGGTCTGTATCTAAATAACCAGAAATTAAATTTAGATATTTTATCATTAATTAACATATTCAATCTAATTGACTTATGAAAATCTTCAAGTGCCTTTTGACTTTCTTTCTATTTTGGAGTTAATTCATTACTCACCCAACATCTCTTTCTCTAGTCTTTCTAATTCATCTTGATATTGAGTAAAGACAGCATTCCATTGCTCACTATATTTAAAGTAATAATCTTTAATGGATTCCCAATGTTTTTCTCTAGCATCTTTTATCTGCTGATTTAATATTTCAACATCCGGCTGAATACTTTCTTTGTATTCTCTATTTAAAAAACTGCAATTTCTTTCAAAATCTAATTGTACCGATCTTTTCTTTTCTTGATATTCTTTATATTTCTCGGGATCAATTTTACCTCTGATTGATATCTTCATTGACATTATCACTCCTTAACGATCTTTTTCTTAGCTCTTAATAAATTATAGAACAGATTGTAAATATGATAATCATCCATGCGTCTAAAACAATCCCAATGATCTTCTAAAAATTTCTCGAACAGATTTTCGCATTTTTCATCTTCAGCAACAGCTTTCTCATGAAATTCTTTCCGTTCAATGGCTTTTTGTTCCTCTGATTTTTCGCTTTCTATTCTTTCTCTTTCAGCAAATAAATTTAAATCAAACTTTGGATTAAATTTATCAAACGGGGAAACGTTCTGTTGTGTCTTAAATTTAGCCCAGTCAATTAACTTCCTAGCCTTTGCAAATTCAAACATTATTTACTCTCTCCATGGGACTTCATGAAATATTCTACATTGATATTTTTCTCTGTCTTCTCGCGATATTCTATTTAAATATTCTTTTTGTTTCTCTTTAGATAAATGAAAAAAAACTTTCTTTCCCAATCCATATTTGCTTTTACGCATCCTATTAATAGCTCTATCTAGATTCCTATGAATCTTATCTATCAACGCCTTATGCTCTTCAAAAGGTAGAAAATCGCGTTCACCTGTTAGAATTTTCTTTTCTTTTTCGTAAATTATTTTGTACTTCCTATCAATAGCCTCAACATCTTTTAAATATTGATAAAATTCCTCATCTGTTAGCGTTTTTCCAACCACTTATTATTCCCCATTAACTCTTGAAGTCGCTGCCAAAAATGCTTAACACGCCAAGGATCTATAGGCTCTTTCCTTTTATTAATGAAATAGTGTGTCCAAACATCTTTAACAACAACATCATCTTTAGCAATCATACCAACAAGATATTCCATAAGTTTTGGATTATTCTGCAACTCTTCTCTAGTCATTTATACTTTCACTTATAATTTCGTAAAGATATTGAACAAAGTCCATTTCGTTCTCTTTAGCTGCCAATTTTAATTTTTCGAACATATCTTTATGCATAACAATTCTAAAGTTAACGCAGTCATTATAATCTTCTACTTTAAACTTTTCCTTTAAAATTGAGTTAACCTCTTTAACGGATTCTTCCATTTTTTCTTTGCCAAAAACTTTAATAAAAGAGTCTATCGCCTCAACAATATCAAGCACTGTTTGATCTGCATTATTTTTCTTTTCCATATTTATTTCTTTCCGGCTAGTGTTTGCTTTACATTTTGTGAACGAGTTAACTCTTGCAATTGTTGAAGTTGACTCAATCTTTCTCTATCCTCAATCTTACGCTTCTCTTGAGCTTCCATAAACTGTCTTTGAGTTTCCTTAAGATTCTCTTGGAAATCAACGGCTGCTATAAAGGCTCTATGCATCTCTAATGCATTCATAAGCTTTTCACCTGAATCAATATCAAGATCACCCTTAGTTACATAATCAAGAACAATTTCCATCGATTCTTTTAGTTCTTTAGGAGTCTTTGTTTTCAACTGAATAGGGAATTCATTAATAAATGTCGCAGGACGAGGGGTACTCATTAGATATCGGGCAATTATCTCACATGCCTTATCCTCACCATCGATAGCGCTTCTCCAAACTCTTTTTACAAACTTCACCATATTTGTATCGTCTTCTTCGACGTCAAGTTCATCTTTCTTTTCAGCCCAATGCAAAAAGATCTTTTTTAGGTTATTTCTCACACTTCCATTATAATTTACCCCAGGGATAAAAGTACCATCTGGATTGCGTCCCTCACAAGCATCTACGGGGCGTGGCTCGACTTTGGACTTTTTTGACTTAGGGGAAATTTCCTCAATTTCTACCTCTTTTTCATCATCACAACAGTTATAAATAGTACCCTCTTTTTTAACATCTTTTTTGTTCTGAAAATAGTTATAGATAGCGCTATAAGAGACATTTAATTTCTTAGCGATCTGAGCTGTTGTATAATCATCAGCCTTAAGCTTATCCACTTTTTTATAATCAATTTTTTTAGAAACCATTTTTTTACCTTATTTTATAATTTTCTTATCATAGATGAATTATCGTTAAAATATCAAGTAGAACTCAAAAACAGCAAAAGCTAAACTGATTTTAGTTAAAGAGAAAACAATTTTAGGAGAATGAAGTGACTGATGAGCAGCTGCAACAAATGATTCAGCAATTAATGAAAATTCAAGACAATCCACAAATAATTCATGTGTTAAAGGATTCTGTAGATTCTTATATCAGACTCCAGTATGTGGGTACGTTCGTTGGTTTTTCTATTATTCTGGGCATAATACTATTATTAGTATTTGTTGTTATAAAACTAACAAAGGATAATTAAAATGCATACAGACAAAGAAATAGCACAGCATTATAAAGAACAACAAGAAGCTGACCTCCATGTAGCTCAAGAATTTATGACATGTGATGATATTCAAGACAACATATGGATACTGTCAGACTTTGTATATGACCTAACGATGGATTATATAGATTTTACGAAAGTTAATATGCAAAACAGTGGAATCAGAAGAACTCTTATAAAAGAGGAATTAAAGAAGAAGATATTTAATAGGATAGATGATTTGTTTGATTTTAACAAAGAGGAATGGGAAAGGAATTACGAGAATGAATGAAGAAACGACTTTAACACAAGAGCAGGAAAACGAACATTATATTGAAAATGGATCAGTTACCTCCAAATTATATTGGATAGCAAGTTGGATGGAGACAACACTTTTAGAGATCCCAGGTCTTTTCGAAGACCACTATTCTAAACTATTAGAACGAAATACAATAAAAGAAGAGATCAAAAAAAGATTTTCTGAAACAGTAGATGAGCTTTTTGAATTTGATAAAGAAGAAGAAGAAGAAGGAGACGAATAATGATTAGTAAAAGTGACTATATAAAGAAAATGCAAATTAAATTAGACAATGATGACAATGATGCCACATATACAGAAGATTCAAAAGTTGTTGATTATGAACTCCGTAACATCCGAGAGATTCTCATTAGCATTGCCGACAGCCTTTATGAGATAAACAAGAAGATGAATAATGATTAACTTTATTTCTTTTGAAAATACGATTAATAACAACAGTTTATTGCAAGATATGATTCGTTATTTTAATAAAATAGGATTTGAGAATGAGATAGCGATTGAGCCCTTAGAAACAAACGCATATGGTATCAATTCATTTTCGATCATCAATTATATAAAAACCTTTTCGAATCAAAGCTTATGTGTTCCCTTGAGCATTAAGAATGACTATTGTATTTTATTAAATAAGAAGCTATGGAATATATTTCTAACAACTAATCAAATAAGGATCTAAAATGAACGAAGAAATGTTACAAAAAATTATAATTGAAACCATTACAAAAACTATGCTGGTGCAAGAAAAGAAAGATGAGCACCCTTATGTAGGTAAATACATTATTGTCAGATCAAATGGGTCTGGTGTGCATGCTGGATATTTAAAATCATATGATTCAGAGACTCAAGAAGTTTATCTAAAGGACAGTCGTCGTCTATGGTATTGGAAAGGCTTTACTCTTTCTCAATGTGCAAATGAAGGTATGATACCTGATGAACAAGATTCTGCGAAACTCTCTCAAATCTTACCAGAAATAATGATTACAAATGTTTTAGAACTTATTCCTTGTACAGAAAAAGCTAGAAACAACATACAAGAACTCCCTGCACATGACCCTTACCAGTAAGGAGATTCTAATGCAGAATGGAGCTGGTTGCAGAGCTGGCGCCGGCTTTAGTGATGGATCTGGCTTTGGCCGTGGTTCTGGTGATGGATCTGGGGTTTGTTCTGGAGATAGTCATATTCGTGGATATGGCTTCACAGATAGCCATGATTGTGGTGATGGGTCTGGATGTTTAGATGGTTCCGGAGATTCAGATGGTTCTGGGAATGGATAAAAACATGGAAAAAATGGGCTTTAGAAACTTAAAGACGGAAAATATGCAAAGAAACGATGGTGGAGGGAATGTCTCTGGCGATGGCTATGGTGGTGGCCATGGCGATGGCTGGGGAATTGACGATGGCTCAGGCTATATAACTGGATCTGGCGCCGGCTTTAAGGATGGATCTGGCTTTGGTTTTGGCTGGGGAGATGGTTATGGCGAGGGAGTTAAAAATGGGGGAGGCTATGGATAATATATGAATCCTCTTACAACTATAATGAAAAGAATCCAAGGAGACAATGATTTGGGCTATCGGTTTGTCTCTGACGATGACTCTAGCTTCAGCTCTTTCTCTAACTCTATTGTTCATGGCGATGGTTGGGGTGATAGTTATGGCCATGGTTATGGTCATGGAGAAAGTTCGGGATTTGGCCTTAGGTGTGGCTCTGGCGGTGGTTCTGGTACTTCTGATGGTTCTGGATCTGAATATGGTTTTGGATGTGGATAAAAAAGATGAAAGATAATATTTTACAATTAAGAGAAGAAGAAAAGAAAAGATGCGAAAAGAAATTAAAGCACTTTTTTGAGCAAGGTCATATATATCCGATTTCGGCTTTATTTGATATTCTACTCAATTATGACCCTACCTTATGTCATGATTTTCTTGTAATTAACATGAGACGCATGATTGATAAGATGGACGAAGATGAATTAAGAGATGTCCTTAATATTAACCTTGATAATATATTACATTAATCAGTTGTACGATTTTTCCGTACATCTGAAATTCAACCAAAATGAAAGCAATTACCTATAATGGCAATATTCAAAAAGAAGATCGAAGATGAGCAACTTGTTACAAAAGAAACATTTGTTATTTCTTTAAAAGATGTATTAGAGAAAGAATTTCCGAAGTGGCATATATTGCTTTTTCCTGGAGATTTAACAGCAGATAAACCTTATGATACGCTTTTAATTCGTACTTTCGAGAAGTTCACCACAAAGTTTATATCGAATGGTCTACCGAATCCTTTTCACAAAGAGAAAGCGGAAAGTATACAGATTGTTATTGCTGTGAGTTGTATTTCAAAAAACAAATTAAAAGAATATGACGACGCGTTTTTCAATTCAACAAAAGAATGGGTTTACACTCATTTAATCACAGATAATTTAAAATCGATTTATTCTAAATTAAAAGAAATAGAAGAAACAAACAGTTAAGTTTTTCTCAAAATCTTTAAAATTTTACCAAAAAGCCCTTGAATTCCCTCAATTTTCTCTCTACACTTTCCCTACATAAATAAAAAACCAGCATTTTTTAGGTGCTGGATTTCTTTAGAATAATAACAAAAATTTCAACGAATAAACCATAAGAGGTTTATATGAATAAGGATAAAATTTAACTTTAACTTTACCTTTAACCTTTAAAAAAGAAGAATTAATCCATCCCCCCTTTTCTTTTTTTAAATTATATAAAAAAGAGAAGTATGTCAACCAATAATTTTTAAAGAATGAAAATTCTAACATCTTGAAAGAGTAAAAGCGAATGGAATCAACGGAAGAAGGATAATTTAAATTATCAAAAAGAAAACAAATGAAAGTAAGGACTTATAAAGACACTTCAGCGTAACACTACGGAGTATATATGAGCTGGACGCATAAAATATCACAAATAAAAATGAGCCAACTTTCAAGAAATGATAAAGTTTTATTAAGTTTCCTTGCAGGCAAAGCAGATTTCAAAACAGGAAAGAACATTTATGCTAGTACATTAACAATGCATGAAGTTACTGAAATTTCCTTAAAAGGCGTATCAATATCCCTTAAGTCACTTATAAAGACAGGAATTATTATTAAGGTTCAAGACAATTACGCAATCAGGAAAACAAGCGTATATGATTTGAATGTCCCCTTACTTGATGAATGGGAAAAATCAAGCAAAGAATATCTCTCAAAAAAATCCAAAAGATCTAAAAAGATAGAACAAAATACAAATGTAATAGCTACAGATGTTAATAATGAAACATGTGTAATAGCTACAGATGTTAACGATAAAACAGATGTAATAGCTACACCTGTTAACGATAAAACAGATGTAATAGCTACAGATGTAATAAAAAAACATATGTCATTTTCGCCTCAAACATATGTAATAGCTACGCATAACCTATATAGTACCTATAAATATACTACTAGTGCGTGCGCGCGCGAGGCTGTGCCTAAAATTTCATCACACGCTACTTCTGATCAAAATGCCCTAGCTACTACTACTAATTCTCAAAATAAAATTTTGGCTAAAACAGCCGGTGAATTGCAGGAAGATTTTTCACTAACGAACGAGATGCAGGAAATTGCATTTGCGATGAATTTTCATCCAAGCAAAATACAAGAAGCTTATCGAGAGACCTGCGACTACTGGAAGGACTCTGGGAACTATCCGAAGAACGTGATTCTTTCTTGGAAGGGAAGTTTGCTTAGGAAGATCAATCACGATAAGACCTATTGGACGACGTCTGAGGTTCGCTCACAGCCTGTTGCTGCGTTTAAGAAACAAACACCTCCTCCCGAGCCGGAGCCTATTTCAGTCCCTATTCCTGCAGAAGAAGAGCGCAGGGTATTGCATCGAATCATTGGTGACGCAAAGTACAAATCCTGGTTTATTGATTGCCGGATTGTTTTCAAGCGTTCTGGCGATGAGCTTATGGTGTATTGTCCGAGCTATTTTGTTCGAGATTATTTGGACAATCATTTCAAATCTGCAATTTCGAAGGCTTTTAACTGTGAAAACGTGGATTTTGCACTTGGAGGATAAAGTTTATGGTTCTTAGGGGTTGCTAATAGCGAAATTTTGAACGTACAGCGTTTTTTTAGATATTAGATGTAGACTTCTATGGTTTCCCGTATTAAACTCAATCCTACGCAATTAAATGAGGGATTAAAAAATGAAAGAAGAGCAGGAATCGAAATGGCGCTGGAAAAATTGCTTATTTTGCAAACAGTCTTTTCCAATGATGAAGTCTTATCAAACCTTTTGTTCACCCAAGTGTCGTTCAGATCATCATAATGGAAAGCGTTATGATTGCCAATACTGCGGGAATGCCGTTTACAAGAGAATGAAGGGGGGCGATCCAACATGTCGGGAATGTGAAAGAGAATTATTAGATAGAATGAATTATTCTTTTTCTGGAAAAGCAGAATATTTATTAGGATTGTACCGCTCGAGGTATGAAGAAGAGTTGCGTATAATCGATTGGAGTAAAGAAGAATTGGCTGCCGGGGATGATGATTTCAGAAAAAAAATCAGAATTGCTTTAAAATCAAGATATAAAGTTGAAGAACGGATTGCATGGCTTCAATATCATTCTAAAAAGCATACTTGTTTGGAGGAATTGAAGAAAAATGACTAAAATAAAAATAAGCGCTTTAGAAAAAAACGAAGCAAGGGAAAGAGATTTAGAATATTATATTAGAATCATGCAAAATCCTATTCCCTTTAAGCATGTTGAAGGTGTGAAAAACGCAAAAATAGAATTAGAAGCATTGAAAATAAAAATAGCTAAACAGTATAAAGCTATTGGTAAAAAAACTATTGGATTTGATCTCGAAAAATACAAAAGAATAACACAACCCGATTTATATTTTGATATAAAAGAATATGTTAAAAAATATTATCCGAAAAAAGAAGAAGAAAAATGACTGGAGAAATCAAAATATCTAAAAAGGGAAACGTCATAAAATTTCCTTCTCAAAGAACTTTAAAAAAACAACGAGAAAAAACCAAGGAAGAGTTAGAAAAACATATTATAATTACGATTTTGAGTGATATTAATCATTATCTTTCTCATTTAATCAGTAAAGAAACTTTAAAATATTATCAAGTTCTATGGAATCTTGAGCCTATTAAACTTTTAGATGAAAAATTAGCTTTCATCAGAGAAGATATTACTAATCTCATTGATATAATCAATGCCGAAATAAATTATATAAAGGGTGAATGATGAATAACGATACAATACAATTTACGCCTGCTATGATTATGGAAATTAGAGAGCATGTTTTTAATGCTTTGCATAAACACGAAAAAGATTATAAAGAACCAATTCTTTCTAATTCTTATTGCATAGGGCTAGAAAACTTTAAAATGCTATTATTAATAATGGTTTATCGAGAAAATATTAGGTGTGTAAAATGGATTCATTAACTAAAGGTTTATATTATATATCAGACACTACTATAAATGATTTTGTTCGATACGATAGGCGTACGGGAAAAGTTATCAAATATCCTAACGGAATTTCAGAGGAAGATAAAATTAAAATTCAAGATAATTTAATGACAATCCATAAAAACTTATCTGAGCCTGAAAAAGAAAGATATTCTTTTAGATGCACAAATTATAGAGGAGTAGAAAAATATATAGGAGACTTGAGTGACTATAAAAGAATACAATCATTTTTTTCAAAGAAAATTTAATGAATCCATTAAATTTTAGAGCAAAACAAACCACAAAGGAGAATTAAGTGAATTTAGAAAATTATCATTATTATTTGACAGCAAAATTTAATGAATTAATAGAAAAAATTTCAGAGGAAGAAAATTTTAATCCTGCCTCAGAAGATGATATTTCGTGCCCGGCAAGAAAACTTTTAATAAAATATTACTACGAAATGATGGAAAGGTTACGTGATCTTGAAAAAATTGAAGTTATGTTAAAAATGACAAGAAAAAACACTGGCGTTGCTACTTATCACAAAAATTTACTGAAAGATCTTACATCCCTAGACTCGGATAGTTAAAAGCTTTGATTCATTAGATAAGAGGCGTAGGCAACGGGGGATTCTCCCGAATCTCTATATACCGAAATATACAGTGTTTTAACGTTAAACTATACCTACATAAAAATGATTTAATAAAAAAGTGGGGGGGCGGGAATCGAACCCGATATATCTATACACCTAAATGTATAGGGTTTTAACCTTTAAACTACCCCCCATAAAAAAACGCCCCTCTAAGGATTAAAAAGGGGCGCTGCGTAAATAGGAAATTATTACTTTAATATTCGACTCTGAACGAGGGAAAATGTTTTTTAGGCATTCATCCCTCATGAGACCTTGGAAATCTCAATATTTATTTAATCTAAAATAGGAATTGTTGTCAATGGGATTTTTTAAGTTGTTGATAATGGAGCGGAAAGACAGAATCGAACTGACATCCTTAGTTTGGAAAACTAACATATTACCATTATACTATTCCCGCATTGGATTGAAAGACTGGCTTAGAGTCAACAAGTAATTCGTCATCAATGAATGTTAATGTTAATGTTCCAGTCTCTCGAGAAGACCATACAATTTATTTCCTCTTAAAATCAATTAAATTTTTTCAAAATCAATCAAAATCTCACGACTAGAATCAATATTTATCTTTACTCATTTCAATACAAACCCTATACTAATTAAGGTTTTAGGCGTACGATAATTGATAGCCTTGGATTAAGCAAGATATTGATTTGAGGCTATTAATTTCCCCCTAAAACTTTCATCCTTATATTTCTAGAGTAAATTCCATGTGGTGGCTATCGCCCTATCAACATACAATCATGCTTGTTATGCAAATCGTCTATTTGAAATTAGCAACGATTTGTCATAATGTTATTATTATATTAACCAAAATAAGTTATTAGACTTGTATGTGGAATTCCATAGAGCAACGACATCTTTATCAATATTTATTCTCTATTCCCAATCCCAATCTAAGCAATCATAAAGGCGAGACGAAACTTCACCTAGAGTGTATCAATCATATGAAGAGCTGGGCTGTCTCTGGTGAGCTAAAGGCCCTCTGGTTCCACCCTGCCAATGAAACCCTTAAGAAGGGAGATACAGGCTGGGGAATGCTTTTAAAGATGATGGGGAAGCTTCCTGGAGTTCCTGATCTTATCTTTCTATGGGACAAGGGAAGTGGCTGTATTGAATTAAAAAGTTCAAAAGGAAGATTAACAGAAGAACAAGAAACTTTTAAAAAATGGTGCTGTGAATTTAATATTCCGTATGCTATATGTCGCTCATTAAAAGAAGTTGAAAAAACTTTAAAAGACTGGAAAGTGTTAAAATGACTGATATTAAAAAAGACTCGACGGTGTCCAATCCAGTTAAAATGTCTAAATCTCTTGGAAATGTAATCTCTCCTCATTATTTAATTGAAAAATATGGAATGAATGCCGTGCGTTTTTATTTTAATTATGCAGGCCCTGCTCAAAACGATGTAATATTTTCTGAAGAAAATCTTTGTGAACTTTACAACTCCATGCTTGCCAACGAATATGGGAATTTAGTGCAAAGAGTTATGGGGCTGGTTTATAAAAACTTTCAGAAAACAAACAATTTTTCAGGACAAGAAATAATATGCTCTTATATTCCCTTTTATGAAGAATTAAACAATCAAACATTGTTTTCTTCTCTTAATAAACAAACTTTCGAAAATTTAGATCGATACGTAGATGAATTTTCTTTTAAGAAGTATATTGATCTTATTTGGCAAAGTATAAAAAAATCAAATCAATATATTCAAGAAGAAAAACCATGGACTTTAAAAAATACCGATTCAAAACGTATGGGAACTGTTTTGTATGTTCTTTTAGAAACAATTAAGAGAATTACAATAGCATTACAGCCCATTATCCCTGACGGTTGCAGTGCAATTTTAAAGAGATTGCATTTAGAGAATGAAATGAAGTTCAATAAAATTGAAGAAATGCTAATTCCAGGAACAATTATAATCCAAGATCTGAATCCTGTTTTTCCTCGAATTGAAAAATAATTAAACTTTCGCATATCTTTTCTAAAATCAATAGAATAAAACCTATTAAAATAATTTGAGAGACCTTAAAAATCATGATGACTAAACAAGAAGTTTTCAATCTTATTATAACGCCGATATTGATATTGATATGTGTTATAACGCTTGCATGTCTAATGTTTAGCGCTGATGCAAAACAAGAAGATGTTGATAATTTAAAATTCCAAATCAATCATTTGAAACAAGATATAAGAGTCCTTCATGAAGATCTTCAAAACTTAACAACGGAAGAAGAAGAACTCCCGATTGTAACTGTGCGATAAAAGAAACTTTAATGACATTTACCTTTGTTTTCTTTATGACCCTTCTCTTGATTGAAATTATAGAAGCAATATAAAATGTTACCAACAATCATGTTATTCTTTATCTTTGGACCCATTCTACTAGGGGGTAGCATTCTTATTTCTTTATGGATGTTTGCATGGATAAAAGATACTTGGGACAATTTAAATGATTAAATTTAGAACTTTTTATATGGAAAATGATTATGGCTTTTCAGAGGATAATTATATAAACATTCCTGAAGATACTAAAAAAATTATTACTGTTATTGATAAAACTTTTTATAAAAATATTGCACTTTCAAATTTAAACCACGAAGAATTGGAAAAGTATGATTCTTTCTTCAAAGATGTAAGAAATCAAATTTTTCCTTATTTTCATATTAAAGAAAATAAATTGTTTTTCTTTGGATATTCTCCTTATTGCAATGTTTTTGAATTTGTTTATGTAGGAAATTAAAAATGACTCTGACGCCTGAACAATTAGAAAAAAGAAGACTTGGTATTGGGGGGTCGGATGTAGCGGCTATCTGTGGGTTAAATCCTTATAAGACAGCTGTCGATGTGTATT